CGGATTTAACAACGATGATACAAACCAAGCGATGGGTATTATCAATGCATCGGAAACGTCTGTAAGCCCATTAGCGTACAATACAACAATCTTAGGTGGAAGTGGTAACTATATACCGCCATTGATTAACAACTCAACCCTAATAGCGTGTGACGATTTTACACCTGACGAATCAGACACTCTATACTATGGTAATTACAAACTTTATCCAACGTGGGTAAGTGCAGGAAAGGTACAGACACTAACGGCTAATTACACGGCAACGGCTAACGATTGGTTGTTTTTGTGTGATACTTCAGCAGGTGCAATTACTATTACACTTCCCGACCCTGCAACAATAAGCGGTAAGCATTGGATTTTCAAAAAGATTGCATCAAACCACCAAGTAACGATTGACACTGCTGACGATAGCACCATAGACGGAGCAAATACATTCACGATGACCAACAACAACGATACACATTGGATTGTGACCGATGGCACTAATTACTATTTAATAGCAAGTAAGTAATGAGTACAATAAAAACCGCAATAGAACTCGAAGTTAAAGAGCCGAACCTCAAAGGATTTAGGCAACAACTTCGAGAGTTGACATTAGCCGCACAAGAAGCGGTTGTTAAATTTGGTGAGTTCTCACCAGAAGCGATTGAAGCAGAACGTCGTGTTGCTGAATTGCGGGATAGGATGGATGACTTTAATGACCGAGTTGCAGCGGTTAACCCTGACAAATTCGCACAAATTAACACGGTTGTAAGTGGTGTTGCTCGTGGATTCCAAGCGGCTCAAGGTGCTATGGCTTTATTTGGTAGCGAATCCGAAGATTTACAAAAGACTTTGGTGCGTTTACAAGGTGCTATGGCATTGGCTGAGGGATTAGAGGGATTAGGTAAAGTTCAACAACAATTTGGGGCTATTGCAGGAACGATAAAAGGTAGCGTAGTTAAGGCATTTTCGACTTTAAGAGGCGCAATTATAGCAACGGGAATTGGTGCTTTAGCGGTTGGACTTGCCTTAGTCGCTGCCAACTTTGATAAAGTAAAGACTGCTATTTTAAATATGTTCCCATTCTTGGAAAAGTTTGGGAAATTTATGGGTAACTTGATTCAAAGATTTACCGATTTTGTAGGTATAACATCAGAAAGTAACAGACAATTAGAAGCATTTAATAAAACTACTAATAATCGAATTTTATTACTTGATAGAGAGATTGAATTTTTAAGGGCACAAGGTAAAGAGTTAGAAGCCTTTGCAAAAGAACGTGAAAAACTAAATCTACAATTAGCACAAGCGAGAGCAAACTACGGAAAGAATGCAGAAAAAGAATGGGGTAAAATTATCGGAGATACTAAGAACGCTTTACGAATTTTAGAAGTAACGGAGAAAAACTATTTAGCCGAACAGGCAAAAATGAGAGCGGAGGCAAGGGCAAAAGAACTTGAAAAAGAAAAGCAACATCGTAAAGACTTAGAATCTGCATTGTCTGACATACATCGTAAAGGCTTAGAACAACGTAGCGCATTAGATGCAGAAGTATTAAGAATCTCAAGAACAACACAAGCACAAATAGTTGTTGAATCACAACAATTAGAAGCAAGTAATTTAGAGCGTATGCGTATGTTTTGGCGTGCGCATTATACCGAGATAGTAGATTTAACCAGTCAAGCATTTGGCGCAATTACTTATTTAAATCAATCATTTGAAAAACAAGACGAAGCGTCAAGAAAAAGAGCGTTTGAGAATAACAAAAAGTTACAGATTGCAAATACAATTATAGGTACACTTAATTCGATTGTTTCCATATTTGCAAACGCATCTAAGAATCCTGCATCTATTCCATTTCCTGCCTATCCTTATATTCAAGCATCATTGGCAGGTGTTTATGGATTTGCCAACGTACAACGTATTAGAAACACTCAATACAACGGGGGAACGTCCGCTCCATCTGCTCCAACAATTGGAGGTGCAGCCCCTACAATGACAACAGGAAGTACATTAAACGAGAATGCTTCAGGGAATCAAGTTTATGTGTTAGAGGGTGATATAACACGCACTCAACAAAGAGTAGGAATGAACAGAGGTGTATCAGTTGTCGAATAATAATATTTAATTACGATGAAATTACCAGTTTATAAATTAGACATCAACGAATTTGATGAAGATAGCGGAATAGATTTTATCTCATTGGTCGAAGCACCTGCCATACAGAAGGACTTCGTAGCATTTAACCAAGCCTTTGTCGAACCCAAACCCAACGAATCAGAGGAAGAGTTTATATCTCGTTGCATACCGGTATTGATTGGTGAGGGTAAAGAACAAGCCCAAGCCGTAGCGATTTGTTACTCATACTTAGAGAAAAAATTTGAATCCTATACCGACTATCCCGAAGCCGCTAAAGAGAACGCTAAACGTGGTATTCGATTGAACGAGGAACAAGGCAACAAATGTGCTACACAAGTAGGTAAAGTAAGAGCGCAACAATTAGCCAATAGTGAGCCTATATCAGACGAAACCGTGAAGCGTGTATATTCCTACCTATCACGTGCAAAAGAGTACTACAATCCATCAGACGACACCGCTTGTGGAACAATCTCATATCTACTATGGGGTGGTGAAGAAATGTTAAGATGGGCTGAATCTAAATTGAACTTTAATAAATTTAGCATAACCAATGAAGAAAAAAGGATTGTATCGGGCGTTGCTATGGTTGCTGATTTACCAATTTATCGGAGGGATTCTATACGTGGCGAGTATTATGTAATGTTCGATAGAGAGGCAATCTTCAAACTTGCTAAGAAATGGGCAAGAAATGGTAAATATTCAAGCGTTAACCAACACCACGAAAGCGAAGTTAAAGGCGTTCACTTGTTGGAATCTTACCTAATAGACCGAGAGAGAGGCGTTAACCCACCAAAAGGCTTTGAAAAGATTGCCGATGGTTCTTGGTTTGTGTCTTACTTAGTAGACAATGACGAAGTATGGGCAAAAGTAAAAGACGGAGAGTTCAAAGGATTTTCAGTTGAGGGTATGTTTGACTTTGTAGACGAAGAAACCGAACTCTACAACAAAATAAAACGTGTTGTAAGTCAATGGGATGGCAACTAAAACTATAACAATTTTTACACTTTAATATTTTACACAAATGAACTCTAAAGAAGTTTTAACCGAAATTAGGTCATTGCTTGGATTCTCAAGCGAAGAACCTAAAGAAGAAGTATCGTTCGAGTCAGCGATGTTGACCGATGGTACTACAATTAAATGGACGGGTGAATTAGCCGTTGGTACTGCTATTTTAGTAGAAACTGCCGAAGGTGATATTCCTGCTCCTGATGCAACTCACGAGGTAGAGGGTGGTATGTTGGTTACTACTATGGATGGTATTGTAACTGAAATCGTTGAACCCGAAATCGAAGTAGAAGTAGAATTGAACGCTTTTGATTCTGCAATCGAATCTGTTAACCTAAGAGTTGACGAAAAAATCGCAGAATTAAACTCAAAGATTGACGCTTTAATCGCTGAGAAAGCATCTGTTAAAGAGGCAATGTCTAAAGTAGTTAGTTTGGTTGAGGCACTTGCTGAAATGCCAAGCGCTGAACCTACTAAAACCCCTATCGCTCCAAGTAAGAAAGAGCAACAATTTGAAAATCTTTTAAAATTCGCAAAATCAATTAACAAATAAAACAATGGCATTTAACGTATCAGGATTAGTTAACTACACTAACGAGCAACAATCCGAATTATTAGTAAAAGCATTATTCGGTTCTAAAACCGCTTCTGTAATGCAGTCTGCTGGTCAGGTTCAACCTGGCATCAAATCTTCTTCTAAGTTGGCATTGGTAGGTTCTACCGTGTTCTTCCAAGCCGATGGTTGTGGTTACAACCCAAGTGGAACAACTACTTTAACTCAACGTGCTATCACTGTAGGTGCGGTTAAGGTTGAAGAAACTCTTTGCCCTAAATCTTTGGAAGCAAAATGGATGCAAACTCAAATCGCTCCAGGTTCTGCAACTGCATTGCCTTTTGAAGAGCAGTTTGGTGCTGAAAAGGCTGCCGTTATTTCTGAGCAAATCGAAATCGCTATGTGGCAAGGTGACACTGCAAGTGGTGACCCTAACATCAATCGTTTCGATGGATTCGTAAAAGTTATTAGCGGTGCTTCTCCTACATTAGGAAACTCTGCTCCTACTACTTTTACCTCTATCACTGTTTCTAACGTAGATGATATCTTAGACCAAATCTACGGAGTATTACCTGCTCGTGTTGCAACTAAGACTGACTTAGTTTGTTTCGTAGGTGTTGACGTATTTAAGTTGATGTTAGTTAACTTGAAAAACGCTAACTTGTTCCACTACACTCCTGAGGCTGCGGTAAATATGGAAATGGTTTATCCAGGAACTAATATGCGTATAATCGCAGTTGGTGGTTTGAATGGCACTAACAAGATTGTAGCAGGTTCTTTGAGCAACTTCTTCGTAGGAACTGACTTAGCAAACGAAGAGGAGCAGTACAAGTTTTGGTACTCTGAGGACAATGACGAGGTAAGATTCCGTGCATCTTTCAAATATGGTGTACAGGTTGCTTACCCTGCTGAAATCGTTTATTTCACCCTTTAATCAATTAACTAAATGGCTTGTTTACTCACACAAGGATTTACCTTAGACTGCAAAGATTCAGTCGGAGGTATTAAGAGCATCCACTTAATGAATTGGAGTGCTTCTAAATTTACTGTTGCCAGTGGTGAGGTAACTGCCACCACTTTTGCTTCGGGTGACGTATTCGATTACGAACTTCCAAAGGGTACAGGTTCTATGACTACCACTACTAACGTAAGTGTAGAAAATGGAACAGTATTCAACCAAGCGGATGTTGCGTTCAAATTGCGTAGATTGTCAACTGCTAAAAGAAACGAAATGAAATTATTGGCACAAGGTCGCTGCTATGCGATTGTAAAGACTAATAACGATGACGCTTTCTTAGTAGGTTACGAGTACGGATGTGACGTAACTTCTATGGTTGCTAATACAGGTACTGCAATGGGAGATTCTACAGGTTACGAGGTAACTCTATCTGCAATCGAATCTGAAGCCCCTTACAAAGTACAGAGCGGTGTATTGACCACATTAGGCATCTGATTATAGGTTTTCATAGTTGAAAGGGGAGGACTTCGGTTCTCCCTTTTTTTATTACATTTTTTTTGTTTACTATTTAATATTGATGTTGCTACTACAGAAAGGACAAACAAAGTATTGGTATTTAACGCTAACCGAAAAAGTTACGATAACAAATCCGTACTTTTTATTTTGGCTGAAAAATAGGACAACAAATACTTCAACATATAAGATATTGGCTGATGTATCTACGCACAAGGAGAGATACAACCAATTTCAAGTTATAGAGGGGACTACGTTTACATTAGATGCAGGTGAGTATGAATACCAAGTATATGCTCAAACTTCCAATAGTAATTTAAATCCTGCTTTATCCAATGAATTAGTAGAAGAGGGATTATTAAAAGTTACTTTAACAACAAGTTCAATAACAGAATATCAACCGAATTTAATAGAAAAAATATATGAGTAGTTCAACCGAATTTATGGCAGGGTTCACAGGTAGCCGTGTTGTATCAGGCACTTCAGCAGTCACAGGAAATTGGCGTGGATTTATTGTAAACGCTGATTGCGTAGTATCTGCAATATTAGACGAAGCAAACGCATCTTTATTGACATCATTAGGATTAAGTGGTGTTACATTAAGACAAGGTGCATTTATTGTCGTTCCTGAAGAGAAGATAATTCGCTCTATCACTTTGACAAGTGGTAGCGTAGTAATGTATAATATATGATTGGATTAGGCGTTGGCGTTAATCGTAGACGCTTTGCGGGTGGATTTGCAGGGTCTTATTCATCCCGTGTGATTGCCGATGGTGGAACGATTGAGGCGTTAACTTGCGTTGCCGCTGCGTCTGCATTATTACAATCTGCATCGTTACTATTAATCCCAAGCGGATACAAAGCAGGTGTTGCCTATGCTGAATTACCCGCCAATGGCAATGGGGATTTAACGTGGTCAAGGAATAGCGTTGCATACAGAACGCAGTCGAATGGTAATATCGGTAGCGTTGCGGCTAACGTACCCCGTTTGTCGTATATGTATGGTAGTTGTCCAGCATTGTTGTTAGAGCCACAGAGGACTAATTTAGCGTTATATTCTCAAAATTATGGGGATAGTAGTTGGATAGCATTGGGTTCTACAAAAGTTAGCACGACACAAACAGACCCGAGTGGCGGTAGCACGGCGGTTAATGTAACTTGGGCGAGTGGTGGTAGTGGTTATTTATATAGGAATCAAACGGGGTTAACAATAGGAACAACCTACACAATAACATTTTATGTTCGTAGTGATAATGGAAGTAGTTTTAGATTGTACGCAGATAGTTTAAATTCTTCAAGTTCTAATTTTACGGCAACATCTACATTTCAAAGATTTACATTGACATATACGGCAACGACGACAGGTGGTACATTTGGATTTCGTGCAGATACATCAAATTCCGCAGCAAATTTAATAATAGCGTTTGCACAATTTGAACAAGGTTCATACGCAACCACATACATTCCAACAACAACCGCAACCGCAACAAGATTGGCAGATTCATTCACCCGCAACAACATTTACACCAATGGGTTAATTTCTGCAAGTGGTGGTACTTGGTATGTTGAGTTGAGGAATAATGTGGGTTATACGAGGGATACTTTTACTGTAGGATTGTTTATATCCGA